CTAGGGCCAAATTGGAATAAGGACTTTGAAGATACTTGGAACCTTATGCTATCGGGGCGATTTCGAGAAGCGTCCAAAGAAGCGTTAAATTCAAAATGGTATAGAGAACAAACTCCTGAGCGTGCTCTAAAGTTTGCTGATGCTTTAAACGATGCAAGCACTGAAGAAGTTACACTGTTTCCAAGACGACAGAACCTAGTGGCACAAGGTGTGGACACGCCAACCGAGATGCGTGAAGGGTTCAATGCAGGCGGACGCACAAGACTAATTTAGAGACAGATTATGGCGATAGAAAAAGGGCTGAATATTATTAACGCAGGGGTTCTAATGGCAGAATATTATCGTCGGCAGGATTTCCATTATTTAGAAATATATTGATACCGGAGAAGGCAATGCCTAGTTATTACGACAGCAAAAAGAGCAACCCGAAAAAATCCAAGAAGGTTGCCGGTTATAAGAAAGGCGGGAAAACCGTTGCCAGAGGCAGTGGTGCCGCAAGAACCCAGTACTTCAGAAAAAACGGGTAATGAATGGGTGAATAATCGTGGCTATTGATAAGGCTTTGTATGGGTCGCCTTTCCCCGCAGGGGGGGAGGAAGTCCAGATTGAAATCGCTAACCCGGATTCTGTTTCTATAGAGACAGAAGATAGTGAAGGCGGTGTAATAATTGATTTTGACCCGGATATGGGAGGTCTTGGCGGTGAAGGCCACGACGATAATCTGGCAGAAGTTCTCTCGGAAAAAGAACTCAATATTATCTCTCTCGATCTTATCGGGCTGTATACCTCAGACAAAGAAAGCAGGTCAGACTGGGAAAGGGCTTATATCGACGGCTTGGATCTTCTTGGTTTAAAGCATGAAGACAGAACTGTCCCTTGGGATGGTGCCTGTGGTGTCTTCCATCCCCTCCTGACTGAGTCTGTTATTAAATTTCAGTCTCAGGCAATACAGGAAATTTTCCCGGCTAGTGGCCCCGTTAAGACATCTATTATTGGGCAAATAGATGACGAGAAGGAAAAGCAGGCCCACCGAGTTCAGAACTACCTGAACTATCTCCTGACAGAAAAAATGACGGAATATCGCAGCGAAACAGAGAAGATGTTGTTTTCTCTGCCGCTGGCGGGGAGTGCGTTTAGAAAGGTTTACTATGATTCGAGTATGGGCAGACCTTGCAGCATGTTTGTTCCTGCTGAGGATTTTGTTGTTAGCTACGGGGCATCCGATCTTGTTACCTGTGAACGTGCAACCCATGTTATGCGGAGAAGTGTTAACGAGGTAAGGAAGTTGCAGGTCTCCGGGTTCTATCGAGACATGGATTTGCCTGCTTCAAGCCCAAATATTGACCGTATTGAGGAAAAATACAACAAGCTTACTGGTGATTCCAGCAGCTATGACTACGACTCAAGGCATACAATCCTTGAGATACAGGTTAATCTGGATCTTCCCGGCTTTGAAGACAAAGACGGGGGTGAGCCAACAGGAATTCAACTGCCTTATGTTGTCAGCATAGATTTATCTTCTCGTCTTGTTTTGGCTGTTCGCCGTAATTGGTATGAAGGCGACGAGCTTAAATTAAAACGCGAGCATTTTGTCCATTACCAGTACATGCCCGGGCTGGGCTTCTATGGATTTGGGTTAATCCACATGATTGGAGGGCTTGCCAAGTCTGCAACCTCATTATTAAGACAACTAGTGGATGCTGGCACCTTATCTAACCTCCCCGGAGGACTAAAAGCCAGAGGATTAAGGATTAAGGGCGACGATACCCCGATTATGCCCGGAGAATTCCGGGATGTAGACGTCCCCGGCGGTACAATCAAGGATAATATCTCATTTTTGCCTTATAAAGAGCCGAGCAACGTCCTTTATCAGCTAATGGGAGACATTGTAGAGGAAGGCAGGCGATTTGCGTCTGCTGCCGACGTAAAGGCTGCGGATATGAACGCAGAAGCGCCTGTTGGCACCACTTTGGCAATTTTAGAGCGTTCAATGAAGGTTATGAGCGCGGTTCAGGCCCGATTACACTCCTCTATGAGGGTGGAATTACGCATTTTAAGCCAAGTTGTGCATGATTTTGGGCCAGAAGAGTACCCCTACGCGACCAAAGGGGAGCAAGTCGTTAGTTCTGACTTTGATGACTCGGTAGATATCATTCCTGTCAGCGATCCTAATGCCGGAACGATGGCGCAGAGGATTATGCAGTACCAAGCGGCGTTACAATTGGCCGCCCAAGCCCCGGAAATGTACGATATGCCGCTATTACACCGGCAAATGCTGGATATTCTGGGCATTCAGGACGCAGAGAAGATTGTTCCCAACGAATCTGACGTTAAACCAACAGATCCGGTCAGTGAGAACATGAATATCATTAACGGCAAGCCTGTTAAGGCGTTTATTTATCAGGATCATGAGGCCCACATCCAGACTCATATGGCATTACCTGAAAATCCGAAAGTTATGGAGGTCATGCAGAAAAGCCCGAACGCAAAAACCGCAATGGCCGAAATGGCAGCACATGTTCAGGAACACTTGGCCTTTCAATACAGAATGCAGATTGAAAAAGAACTGGGTGTCCCGTTACCTGCCCCAGATGAAACGCTGCCAGAAGATATTGAATACAGAATATCAAGGCTTGTTGCCCCCGCAGCGGCCCAGCTCTCTGGGAAAGCGGCCCAAGAACAACAGATGGCGCAACAGCAAGAGCAGATGCAAGATCCTATTATTCAAATGCGCCAGAAGGAACTTGAGCTGAAGCAGGCAGACATACAGCGCAAAGCAGAAGCGGAGATGGCTAAAATCCAGCTTGATATGCAAAAAGCAATGGCTAAAGCGCAGTTTGACCAACAGAAGCTGGAGCAGGATGGTCAGCTAGAAGTAGCCAAGCTTGGGGTGAGGGTAGCAGAAACAAATACTAAAGAAGAACTAGAAGCGGCCCGTATAGCCTCCCACACACAAGTGGACGGGGCCAAGATAGGAATTGATATCGCAAAACAGATGACAGATAAATGACAAAAGAATTAGATATACTTGCTGTTAATGGTATTTTTGACTATTTAAGGTCAAATATTCGTGATCAGATGAATGAGCTAAGTGATCATCTCAGCGACGGGGGTTGCAAAGACTATTCGGATTATACAAAATGCTGCGGAATTATACAGGGTTTGGCCCTGGCTGAGAGAGAAATACTCGATGCAAAAGATAAATATGAGAAGCTTTAATAGTAAAGCAGTTATATTTTTTAGATGTGTGAAATGACTCTGGGCATTTTCCCAGTGCAATGACTCTAGGCATTACCTAGTGCAAAACGACTTTGGGCGTTTCCCAATGCAAGGAGGAAAAGTGAGCGAACTAGCTAAGCTTTCGGAGCAAAGCGAAGAAGATGATGCTCAATACGCGAGCCAATTACCAAGCCCTCGGGGCTATAAGATATTGATCGCGCTTCCAGACCCAGACAGGGCGTATGATGGTGGCATACTGAAAACTACCAAGACTGTTCAGGATGAAGAAGTTGGGTCGATTGTGGGGATGGTTCTCGAAATGGGAGCCGATTGCTACAACGACCTAAAACGATTCCCCTCTGGGCCTTTCTGTAAAAAAGGCGATTGGATACTTATGAGGTCTTATTCTGGAACCAGATTCAGGGTTCAGGGAAAAGAGTTTAGGCTTATCAATGATGATAGCGTTGAGGCCGTAGTGGAAGACCCAAGGGGGGTTGTTAAAGCATGAATGAAGCAGAAGAAAGAGATAGCGATCTTTACCAAAACCCCGCCAGCGCAGAAGATAAGTTTTTTGGCGTTAAAACGGTTGTAGAAAAGAAAAAGAAAAAGCCTGTTGTTGAAGAAGATTCAGATATTGAGGTAGAGGTTATTGAGGAGCGCCCTGCAAAAAAGAAGGGGCCAGCAAGAACTAAAGGCTCAGATCCTGATGAAGCTGAAGACGAAGAACTTGGCCGGTATTCTGAAAGAGTTCAAAAAAGGCTAAATAAGTTAAAGTTTGACTATCATGAAGAGAGAAGGCAAAAAGAAGCCGCCGAGCAAATGCGCGAAGAGGCGGTTGCTGTTGCTCAGCAATTTGCGACTAAAACCAAAGAACAGGAAGCTCTTATTGCAAGAGGTGAATCGGCTTTAGTTGACCAGATAAAAGAGCGAGCCCAAGTGTCTTTGCAAAGTGCCGAGAACGCCTATCGTCAAGCTTACGAAGAAGGCGACACTGATAAGATTATCAGCACCCAGCAAAAGATGAACAAGTCCCAGACAGAGCTTCATGATATAGATCGCTATAAAACCAGCATGGATCAGCAGGCTCAAAATCAGCGGGCTTATCAGGAGCAAAACTACCAGCAGGAGATTGCCAGAAGGGCGGCTCAAAATATAGCCTACCAACAACAGCAAACCCCGCAGGTAACCCCGCAGGCACAAGAGTGGGCAGAAAAGAATGAGTGGTTCATGAAAGAGGGTCATGAGGAAATGACAGCCCTTGCTTATGGATCACATACAGCAGCGGTGAGACAGGGCATGGCCCCGTCCACCGAGGAATACTTTTCTTATATAGATGATAGTATGAGAAATGCTTTTCCAGATTACGGCTGGGTGGATAATGGCGGCCAAAATAGCCGTGGTGAATCCGTGACACACAGTCGGCCTTCGTCGGTGGTGGCCCCCTCCTCTAGGAGCAATGGTGCTAAACCGCGCTCAGTACGGTTAGAACCGTCCGAAGTCTCTCTCGCTAAGAGGCTTGGGATAACTAATAAGCAATATGCCGATCAACGGATCTTACTTGAAAGGAGAACGAATGATGGCTGAAGAGCGCACCCCAAGAGAAAACGAAATGCGAGAAATGGGAGAGTGGTTGTCTAGCGACGACTGGGTACCTGCCTCTATCTTGCCAGTCCCTCATAAAATAGAGGGTTGGACGCATAGGTGGGTCAGGACTAGAGTGTTAGGTCACTCTGACAACATTAATGTCTCAAAGATGATGAGAGAGGGTTGGGAGCCATGTAAGTTTGACGACTACCCCGAAATGAAGCTACTAAGCTCAGATATCGATTCAAAATTTGTAGGTAATGTTGAGATTGGCGGCTTGTTACTCTGTAAAGCACCAGAAGAGAAAATTGCTGCTAGAACGAGACACTTCCAAAAAGTTGCAGCAGATCAAATGGAATCTGTAGACAATAATTTCTTGCGTGAAAATGACCCTCGTATGCCTCTCATGAAACCCGAGAGAAATACGAGAACAACCTTTGGCAGAAATTAACGTTGTTTTTACGGGGTTGATTTCTAATTAGTAAGGAGGCCAATTATGGCTACCACTGCAACCCCAATGGGGGCAGAACCTACTGACACTCTTAGCGCGAGCGGTTCCTTTACAGGCAAGGTTCGTCATATTAAGATTGCAAGTGCTTATGATACTGCAATATTTTACGGAGATTTCGTACAAATAGTTTCATCAGGCACAGTAGAGAAAGCAGCAGTAACAACATCTGTTGCTGCTGGCATTGTTGGTATCTTTGTAGGTTGTACCTACACCGATCCAAACTCTAGCCAAATGACGTTTAGTCAACAATGGACAGCCAGTACAGTGGCTTCAGACGCTTATGCGTATGTTGTTGATGATCCTAAACTGTTATTTCGCATGCAAGCTGACGAAGCAATTGCCCAAACTGGACTTGGAAACAATGTCTCAGCGGTAAGCACAGCAGGTTCAACATCCATCGGTCGAAGCAAAAACGCCCTTGACGGGAGTTCTGTTGCTACGACTAATTCACTACCACTCCGTATCGTTGATTTCGTAGACGGGCCGACCAGCACTGTAGGTGATACCTACACTGACTGTATCGTAACCTATCTTCCGTTAAGTCACGCTTACGAAACTAAACTCGGTGTTTAAGGAGCAATAAGCAATGGCTATCTCAAGAGCGCAAATGCTGAAAGAACTCCTGCCGGGACTTAACGCCCTGTTTGGTTTGGAGTATGAAAAATATCAGGACGAACATGAGCTTATTTATGAAACAGAAAGCTCTGATCGTTCCTTTGAGGAAGAAGTGAAGCTGTCTGGTTTTGCTGCTGCCCCTGTCAAAAACGAAGGCGCTGCCATTAGTTATGACTCGGCACAGGAATCCTTCACGGCTCGTTATAATCATGAGACAATTGCGATGGGCTTCTCTATCACCGAGGAAGCCATGGAAGATAATTTGTACGACTCATTGTCTGCACGTTATACCAAAGCACTTGCTCGGGCTATGGCATATACCAAGCAAGTTAAGGCGGCTTACCCCCTTAACAATGGTTTCACCAATTCTTATCAGTCTGGTGACGGAGTAAATCTGTTCACTGCATCTGGTGATGGTGTGACTGGCGGGGATGGACACCCGTTAGTTAATGGTGGTAAAAACGACAACCGTCCTGCTACAGCAGCAGACTTAAACGAGACATCTTTAGAGAATGCAATTATTGCAATTGCTGCCTTCACTGATGAGCGTGGTTTGCTGATTGCGGCCCAGCCAACTCGGCTGATTGTCCCCCCTGCGTTGATGTTTACGGCAGATCGTCTGCTTGAGACTACCCAACGTGTAGGGACAGCAGATAATGACATTAACGCTATCCGAAACATGGGAGCAATCCCAGAAGGATATTCGGTTAACCATTATCTGACAGATAGTAACGCTTTCTATCTGATGACCGATGTGCCTAACGGGCTCAAGCACTTTGATAGAACTCCTTTGGAGACTTCTATGGATGGAGACTTTGATACTGGAAACGTGCGCTATAAAGCGCGAGAGCGTTACAGTTTTGGTGTTTCTGATCCTCTGGGAATCTACGGATCGCCCGGGTCTAGCTAGGTGCTAAATATTTAAAGGGGGCTCTGCCCCCTTTTTATTTATTTAAAGTTCAATTAAACTCAAAAACCTGAGACTAATTAGCCCTAGCGACTGGCTCAGCAGACGCTTACGGAGACTCTAGGGCGAAACCTTTCGTAAGGAGGAACCACAATGGCTCAGTCAACTTTCGCTGGCCCCATCAGATCGCTTGCTGGTCTCATCAGCGCAGGATATAGTGGTGTTGTTAGTTTAACAGCTGACACTACAATCACTGTCGCTGCTCACGCGGGTAGACCGCTTCTTTGCAATGATGCCGATGGCGTATTTACGCTCCCCAGTATTGTTGTTACAGAACCCACCGATAAAGGTGACCCTAACCAGTTAGCAAACTTAGGTGCTCAGTTCACTTTTATAGTAGTTACTGCGGCAACTGATATGGACATCAAAACAGACGGCACTGATAAATTTGTTGGTGGTTCATACACCGGCATTGATGACAGTGCAGCCGGGAAAACTTTTATCTCCGGCGCGGCCAATGATGTGATTACCCAGAACGGAACTACCCAAGGTGGTTTGGCTGGGAGCATTATCCGTATTACTGCTATCGCCAGTGCTAAATATCATGTTGAAGGACAACTGCTAGGTTCAGGCACTTTAGTGACTCCTTTTGCTGACGCTTAATATCAGTTAACCAAGGAGATGAATCATGGCAGACGCAGTAGCAACTCAGGTTATTCAGCAAGATGGGAAAACCGCTATTTACAGATTTACTAATGTAAGTGACGGAACCGGAGAATCGGCGGTTGTAAAAATAGATGTATCTGGCTTGGCTAAAGATCCAATGACAGGCAAGTCATGTTCGTCGGTAGTCATTCAAAAAATTTATTACGCCACTATTGGTATGGGTGTAAAGATATTATTTGATGCAACTACTGATGTTCTGGCTTGGCAGTTAAATGCGGATTGGGCGGATACATTAGATTTTACTGACTTCACGGGCATTCCAAACAATGCAGGCTCCGGTGTTACAGGCGACGTATCTTTTACAACGGTTGGGCATACAAGCGGTGATGTCTATACGATTATCATGCAAGTAAGCAAGAGTTACAGTTAATACTTTTTGTATTTAAAATTCAAGGGAGACTCTAATGGGAGTTAAGCTAACAGATATTTCCCCGCTTGCCTCAATGATTAAAGGTGAGGGGGTCGCTAAGTATATGGGGGCTATCCCTGCCGCAATAACAAAGCGCAGGGGGCGGCGTAAGGACAAGAAAGAAGAAGACCGACGAGCAAAGGAAGAGGCTGAAAAGGTTCGCCTAGAAATTGTGATGGCTGATGACGCTCAAGGCATGAAAGCTGGCGGCAGAGTTAAGAATATAGATGGCAAGGCTCTTCGCGGTAGAACTAAAGGTCGTACTGTTTAATGGCTACAAGCGAAACATTTGATTTTAATTTAGATCTTAGTGCCGCGATTGAGGAAGCCTTTGAAAGGGCGGGCCTAGAGCTTCGTAGTGGTTATGATTATCGGACGGCAAGAAGAAGTATTGATTTGCTTATGTTGGAATGGCAAAACAAGGGCTTGAACCTTTGGACTGTTAAATTCGATACTCAAACTTTAACCCCTAGTGTTTCCTCTTATACGTTAGATGGCAAAGTATTTGACATTGTTGAGGGATTTCTAAGGACAGATTCCGGGGATACTACTAGTCAGTTTGACCAAAGCATGTCCAGAATTTCTGTTAGTCAATACGCACATTTGGCTAACAAGCTTACGGAGTCGAAACCCTTAGAGTACTATGTAGCAAGATCGCCAACAGGGATTACTATAAACTTTTGGCCTGCCCCAGACAGTCAAGAAACGTATACCTTTGGTTATTACTATATGGAAAGGGTTGAAGATAGCGGCAAACCTGCATCTAACAACATGGATATCCCGGCCAGATTTTTACCTTGTCTGGTGGCAGGGCTGGCTTATCGGTTGGCTATAAAATATCCAGAAGCTTCCGAAAGAACTCCTTTGCTGAAGGTGGATTATGACGAACAGTGGGACTTGGCAGCTGACGCGGCCAGAGAAAAAGCCTCCTTGTTTGTCTCTCCGGGAGGATATCAATTTTGAGTTATGCGAGCGGAAAGCATGCTATTGGAATTTGCGACAGAACTGGATTTCAATACCCAAAAAAAGACCTTGTTCCTCAAATAGTTAATCAAAGACCAACTGGCTTGCTTGTTGGCAAAGATGTTGTTGACGAAGATCAGCCCCAGTTGCAGCTTGGTAAGGTAAGAACAGATGACCCCCAAGCGATTAGGAATCCGAGACCTGACAGAGGTTTGGATGAAAGCAGGCGAATGTTTGCTTGGAATCCTGTTGGCGGAGGGAACACACCAATGGGGAGCAGGACTGTTGGGCTGGATATAACAGCTGAATGTGGCGGTGTAACTGTGGTGACGGGATAATGGCTTGGACTTATACGACATTAAAAACTGCTATTCAGGGTTATCTTCAGACAACAGATTCAGATTTTGTTAGCACCCTTCCTACAATAATAACTCAGGCAGAAGACAGGATATTAAAATCTGTTCAGTTACCTGATTTTAGAAGGAACCAGACAGGGACTATTACCCAGTACAATAAATACCTATCGCTTCCTACTAGTTTCTTGTCGCCGTATTCTCTCGCTATAGATAATTCGGGCTACGAGTTTCTGTTATTTAAGGATGTTAATTTTATTAGAGAGGCTTACCCCGTTGCTACGACCTATGGAGTCCCGAAAGTTTATGCGCTCTTTGATGACGACAGTATTATTTTAGGGCCAACACCAACAGCTAACTACACCGCTGAGTTGCATTATTTTTATAAGCCGGAATCTATAACGACCGCCGCATCAGAGACTAGCTGGCTTGGGGATAACGCAGAGAGCTCCCTATTCTATGGGTGCCTTGTTGAAGCATATACTTTCTTAAAAGGCGACCAAGATCTGATGCAGCTTTATGCTACAAGATACGAGACCGCTCTCAAAGAACTGGAAAGGCTTGGGGAAGGATATAATACAACAGACAGTTATCGTTCTGGTGCTGTTAGGCAGGCGAGGTAATAATGTTTGGGGTTAGTGTGTCTCAAGGCGGAACAGTGACCGTGACTACTACAAGCAATGGAGGGCTCCCGGTTGATCATTGGGCCAACAGGGCAACCGATATAATCATATCTGTTGGCGGTCAAAGCCACCCGGAAATAACAGAGCAGGCAATGGCCTACAAAGAACAAATCAACCATGTCATAAAGCATTATATGCAAGAGGCAATTAACAGCAATAAGACAGATTTAATTGCTGAATTATCGGCTAACGGCTATGAAGAAATTGCCGAAATACTGAGGAAAATATAATGGCTATTACACAGGCGATATGCACTTCTTTTAAACAAGAGATATTGCAGGGAATTCATAATTTCACAAGCGGGTCAGGGGGTGGAACAACAACCACTACAGGAACCGGGAACACTTTTAAGGCTGCACTGTATACATCCAGCGCAACAATGAGTGCTGCCACCACCGCCTATAGTGCAACTAATGAAGTGTCTGGGACTGGTTATTCATCTGGGGGCGCGGCCTTAACTAATGTAACGCCAACTACATCCAGCACCACGGCGCTTACAGATTTTGCGGATCTTACTTGGTCTAGTTCTTCTATTACCGCGAGAGGGGCAATGATTTATAACTCCTCTACGACGGGAGGGTCTGCTAACAGAGCTGTCCAAGTGCTTGATTTTGGCGCTGACAAAACATCCACAAGTGGAGATTTTACTATTCAGTTTCCAACTGCGGATGCTAGTAACGCGATAATCAGGATTGCGTAGGGCCAACATGTGGCTGATACAATTGTTGCATTCCAAGGATGGGGCAGCTCCACTCAAGGCTGGGGTGACGGCACTTGGGGCAGAGATGTTGTCGTTCCAGAAGCAACTGCTTCAGCTGGCTCGGTCACAATTTCGGCAGATGCGAATGTTGCAGTTACAGGTGTTTCTGCGACAGCTTCGACGGGGTCTGTCACCATTGCGGCGGCAGCGGTTGTTACGCCTACTGGGATCAGTGCTACATCGAGTGCTGGATCGGTTACAGTTACTGGGACAGTGGTTGTCTCGCTCACTGGGTCTAGTGCAACAGTTTCTGAGGGGTCTGTCAGCGTTGCTGCTGATGCTGATGTTGAAGTTACTGGAACTGCTTTATCGATTGCGACAGGCTCTGTCAACATATGGGCTGACGTTGTCACGGCTCAAACGGCAAACTGGAGCAATATTAGTAGCACTCAAACTCCGAGCTGGGAGACTATTAGTACAAGTCAAACAGCAAGTTGGGGCAATGTTTCAACTACTCAAACACCCGAGTGGGAAGATGTTAACAAAGATCAAACGCCTAATTGGAAAGAGGTAGCTTAAATGGCAACTTATGTAAATGACCTGCGATTAAAAGAGATCGCTACCGGAGATGAATCGGGAACTTGGGGAACTTCCACCAACACCAACCTTGAATTGATTAGCGAGGCTTTAGGCTATGGCACAGAGGCCGTGGCAGATGCTTCCACCCATACGATCACGATGGCTGATGGAGCGACAGACGGTTTCCGTTGTACGTTCTTACGACTTACGGGTGGTGGACAGGCTTGCACGGTCACGCTTGCCCCTAACACACTGTCCCACACATGGATTATCAGAAACACAACAGGTTACGCGCTGACCTTTTCGCAAGGATCAGGAGCGAATGTCATCATCGCGGCAGGGCAAGCAAAAATCGTTACGACAGACGGTCTAGGATCGGGGGCTGTTGTTTATGAGTGCCTGGAAGATCTTGAGTTAGGTGGAACGCTCACCGTTGGTATAGACGATACCGGACAGGACGTTAAATTCTTCGGAGCCACCTCTGGTAAATATTGGTTGTGGGATGAATCAGCAGATGGGGTTGTTCAGCAAGGAACGCTCACTGTTGGCGTTAATGATACTGGTTATGACGTTAAATTCTTCGGAGCCACTTCTGGAGCCTATATGCTCTGGGATGAATCAGCCGATGACCTGAAGCTAGTCGGGGCTGCTGGGCTTACTGTTGCTGGTGACATCGACGTAGACGGTACGACAAACTTAGATGCAGTTGATATTGATGGAGCCACTCAAGCAGATGGAACTATTACAGTCGGCGTGGATGGCACAGGCTATGACGTTAAATTCTTCGGAGCCACTTCAGGCGCGTATATGCTCTGGGATGAATCTGCTGATGATTTAAAATTAGTCGGGGCTGCTGGGCTTACTGTCGATGGTGCGTCCACGCTGACGGGGGCCGTGACAGTAGGTGGCAACGTCGTGTCGGATACTGACAGCACCGACAGTCTCGGCTCGACCGGCGTGCGCTGGTTGAAGGTGTGGACTGATACCGCAACCGCTGGCACGATGACTATCGCTGGCGGCAGCATAACGGACTCGTCAGGCGCGATCAGCTTCGGTAACGAAAACCTAACCACGACGGGTACGTTAGCGTCAGGTGCGACTACGGTGACGGGACTTCTTGCCGTGGATCAAGATTCCGATGCGCGGTCGATACACATAGACAGCGAGGCGACCACCGCGCAGGTGTTAGATGTAGACGCGGTTAATACGTCAGGTAATGTGGTTGATTTCGACAACGGTGGCAACCACGCATCAGGCGCGTTGGTGCAGCTTACCCAAGATCACGCCAGTTCTGCGGCGGACGCACTAAATATACGCCACGACGGTACGGGCGGCACGTTGGTGCTGAACCAAGACGGTAACGGTATTGCGCTGAGCATTGATACGGAAGCCACTACGGTAGCGGCTGTATCCGTGCTTACGCCTACGCAAACGACAGGTGACGTAATTGCCATGACGCCTGATGCGCTGACCACAGGATCGGCGCTGTCGATAACCAGCAACAGTTCCAGCGCGTCGGTAAGGAAATTGGTTGAGATTATCAACGACCATGCCTCGGCAACAGCAACGACCGTACTTCATATCCAGCAGGACGCGGATCAGAGATCTATCGTGATCGACCACAACGGCACCGGGGGAGGGGATGTTATTGCAATCGACTCCGAGAACACCACCGGCAACGTCATTTTTATCGACACACCCGCGACTACGACAGGAGATGTGATTGATCTGTCCGGTGCCGACAGCCTGACCACCGGACGGCTAATTCGAGCTGACAGCAACAGTTCCAGCTCGTCGGTAAGGAAATTAGTTGAGATTATCAACGACCATGCTTCCGCGACAGCAACGACAGTACTTCATCTTCAGCAGGACGCGAATCATAGATCTATCGTGATCGACCATAACGGCACCGGGGGCGGGGACGTTATCGCAATCGCCTCCGAGAACACCACCGGCAACATCATTTTCGTTGGTACGCCCGCAACTACGACAGGAGATGTGATTGATCTGTCCAGCGCCGACAGCCTGACCACTGGGCAACTGATCCGAGCTGACAGCAATAGTTCCAGCACATCGACGAGGGATCTTGTTAGTATTGTGAACGATAATACGCTGGCGACAGGCACTACGGCTCTCGCCGTCCAGCAAGATTCAACAGGTAGAGCGCTGACCATCACGGGTGATGGGTCAGGGGGTGTACTGTTTGACTGCCCCGTCGTGTTTGGCACGGGCGGCACCATCACTGTGGCAACTGCGGCTATCACTGTAACGTCAGCCTTTCACGCTGTAGGTGGTGAGGGGGCAACTACTGATACGCTGTCCACTATCAACGGCGGTGAAGACGGTATGGTTCTAGTTCTAAGGGCTGCGAGTAGCGGGTACACATTGACTATTGATAACGCAGGCAACATCGACTTAGCAGGCGGCGCTTCAATAGCGTTCTCAAACGTAAGACATACAGCAACTTTTATTTTTTCCGGGGGCACTAGTACGTGGCTGGAAATATCACGAGCACTTAACTCATAGGGGGTTTAAACATGCCAGTAACAATAGGTATTAGATCAGCAAGAACTTGCCCTGTTGGCGGGTGTGAGGTAGTGGACGAAGTCAGTTACAGGATCACCACCGACGACGGTCATTTCGACGGTGCCGAGCGGTTGTTTCCTGACGTAGAGCATGACGATCTGGACGAGGCGCACATTGACGTGCACGCCGAAGGGTTTAAACACAGCCCCACCGTCGAAGACCTCGCTGGGTTCGTTCAGTCTGCACTTGAAGGGCGACTGGGTACTGAAGGCTGCGCTAATGCGTTCCTGACGATCCAGAAGCAGATCAAGGACAAGGCCGACGCACAGGCTGTCGCTGAGGGAAAAGCAGCAGCGCATCCTGTCAATGACTACGAAGTAGACGGCTTCATCGTAGACGACGACGAAGACGAGTAGATTATGAGCGTACGATAAGTACCCCCACTCACAGAACAGTAGGTAAGTTATGAAAAAGATGCTTTTAAAGTCAGTTCAGATGCCCGTCGATCACTTGAGGCCAGAGGGTGAAACAATCACTCTCGACTACCGCGACGAAATTATGCGGTTACTTCAGGTGCCAGCGGTACCCGATAAAGGCGCGCAGTACAAGGAGATGATGGAAGTCATGCCCGTGTACGGTAAGTTCAAGAACTTTGAAATGCCCGACGTTGGTCACGGTATCATCGAACTCGAAAACGCTGAGTTTAAACTCGTCGCAACACGCTTGAAGAACGCGAAGTTCACCGGCAACACTTTTGAAATTTTCGACATGATTCGCACCTGCACCAAGAACTACAGCCACCCGCAGGAAGGTGCGACTGCTGATGACGAAGACGACGACGAAGTCGAAGCCGAGGATTTGCGCGAAACGGGGTAGCGCTTAAGCGTGCAATATCAATAGGTGGCAAAAAGTGACAAACGAAGAACGCAACATGGCAATTAGAGCTTTAGAGCAAATCGCGAAGCATGAGGCTGAGTGCGGCGAGCGCTGGGGCGAGACTCTCAATGAGCTGAAGAATCTTCGTTTAGTTGCAGACGCGCATGCAGCACGTTGGGAAAAGCTGGCGTGGCTGGTCGTTGGTACTGTCGTGACCACCGGCGTAGGCGTCTGTGCAGCGATGCTTGTGTGATGGAGGTTATCGCCGACTATCCTTGGGCGGCATAATAGATTAATTAAAAAGGAGGAGTAAAAATGGGAAAAAATGAAAAGACCCCCATTACAATTAATGGCGAAGAACATTATTTTGAAGATCTAACCGAGCAGCAACAGGCTATGGTCTATCACATTGCTGCTTTGGACAAGAACCTAGGAAGCCGTAAGGCTTTTACTGAGCTGCTAAAGGGGTGGAACATGCTGACAATATCATTAGCTGACAACACCAAAGAAATTGCCGATACCGAAGAGGTGAACGAGGAGTTGCGTAGTGTTACGAGGTAAACTTTATGAATTCTCCCAATAATTTGTGGAATAAAATAACCGCTATAGTTGCAGTGGCTTCAATGTGCTTTGCAATTATCACGGTGTACGTTACGTTTGTAGCGGAGGGTGCCGCAGAAGACGCGGTAGAGGTGGCAGTAAAGCCAGTGGCCCAGACCGTGAGCCAGAACACCATTACTATTGCGGTTCTAGAAACGCGGCTTACGGCTATCGATGACCAACTGCAAGAAAACAACACTGTGATGTCGGCAATTATGAAGCGTTTGCCCCCGGAAAAATTCTGGGAGGGGGGACAGTGAAATTAACCTGCTGCTTCAATATCCCCAGCGGTTCAGGTTAGGGAGGTGGCCGTGATAGGAGACATCGTAGGGAGTTTGGTTGGCCCGATTACCGGACTGCTTGATAAGGTAGTCGAAGATAAAGATAAAAAGGCCCAGTTGGCGCATGAAATTGCGACTATGGCTGAAAGACAGGCACACGCAATTGCTATTGCCCAGATCGAAGTCAATAAGATTGAAGCGCAGTCGCCCAGTTTTTTTAAGTCTAGCTGGCGTCCGTTCATAGGATGGGTCTGTGGAGTAGCTTTTGCTTATCATTTTGTGCTTCAGCCCATATTAATTTTTGTCATAACAGCTTCTGGCACAACGGTACCGGAACTCCCTGAATTCGACATGTCTACCTTGCTGTCGGTTCTCGGTGGACTCTTGGGTCTGGGGACGTTACGCACCTATGAAAAAACACAAGGTATTTCAAAATAGATTATTACAGGAATGCGGAATCCAAAGGTGCGCCACCAGTTGAGAGAACTTCTAAAACGTCATGAGGGTGTAAAGACGTATGCGTATAGAGACCACTTGGGTCACATTACCGTGGGGGTTGGCCGCTGTTTAGAAGAAGGTGTCGGTCTTGGGCTGTCGGATGACGAGATAGATTATTTGCTAAACAATGACATTGATCGATGTCGGGACGAATTAACCTCTGAGTATACTTGGTTTGGGGGCCTTGATAGTGTAAGACAGGAAGCCCTTATCAATTTATCCTTCAATATTGGACAAACAAGATTAAGAAGCTTTGTTAAGGCTTTAGGACATACGGAAACTGGGGATTATGAATCTGCAGCAGATGAATTTTACGACAGTAGGTGGGCCTCCCAAGTTGGAGATAGAGCTTTAGAAGTTTGCCAGATGATTAGATCTGGCGAATATCAGGAGAGATAGAATGTCACAATTTCCGGGGCAAGGCCAATATGGTAATTGGATCGAATCTACGCCTCAATATAATAGAATGCCTCCCCGAATGCCAAATATGGGTGGAAAAGGAGGACAACAACCTCAAGGCCCGTGGATGCCATCTCCGCCTCCAGTCTTTGGAGGTGGTGGTAAGGGTGGTCGTGCCGAAACCCCGTGGATGCCATCTCCGCCTCCAGTCTTTGGAGGTGGTGGTAAGGGTGGTCGTGCCGAAACCCCGTGGATGCCATCTCCTCCGCGACAAAGCCCGTGGATGCCATCTCCTCCGCGACAAAGCCCGTGGATGTCATCTCCTCCGCGACAAAGCCCGTGGATGTCATCTCCATCTCCCGTCTTTGGAGGTAGTTACACTCAGCCTAATACCCCTTTCGGTTACGGAAGAACACAGGATATGTCGTATAGGTTTGGCGGTAGAGGCCGTCCATCTAATATGTATGACTTTAATAATCCACATTACCAAGCTTACGAGGGCTATCAACCTATTCAGCCACCACCTGATCAGCCACCACCTGATCAGCCACCACTTAATCAGCCACCACTTAATCAGCCACCACTTAATCAGCCACCACCTGATCAGCCACCACTTAATCAGCCACCACCTGATCAGCCACCACTTAATCAGCCACCATACACTACATGGTCGCCTGATCAGCCACCACTTAATCAGCCACCATACACTACATGGTCGCCTGATCAGCCACCACCCTATGATGGCGGAGGCGGCGTAGGCGGCAAAGGCGGCAAAGGCGGTCGTGGCCCCAGTGGTGGTCAGCCCCCCGGAAATCAGCTCCCCGGTGGGGGGGGATTATCTGGGGGAGGAAAAGGTGTTTTCGGAGGTCAACTCCCCGGAGGTGGTCAGCTCCCCGGTGGTGGGCAGTTTCCCGGTGGGGTACGAGGTGGTCAGTGGCTGCCAATAACGGCAACGCCTAACTCAATCATTCATTCGCCTCCACTTCCTGCACAAAGAGGGAGTATTGTCGGTTCACCAGCTCCAGATCCAAGGTTTAGTGATAAGCCTGTCGCTCCACACGATCAGACTATGGATATAATGCACTGGACTGATCCTATTAAGGAAGACAGGATAGCGCGACAAAAAGCCTATGCAGAACGAGAAGCCTATGCAGAACGAGATGCTGAAAGCGCAAGAATTCACAGTCAAATCCCTGCTGCACTGACTAATCGTTTCGGTGGAGACCCAAATATAATACATCCTCAGACACCGCAGGAACGTGCTCAACA